ATCTGGCCCGTGATCGCACCGGCGTCTGCGTCCCTGCCGTTTGCCACATGGCGACGCACGGGTGTTAGTCGCTCGCAAGGGCTCTCAGGCCCGACAGGTGCCACGTCTGTGCAGTTGGCGGTGGACGTGTTCTCGACCACATACGAAGAGGCCCGCGAGGCCGCCGACAGAATCCGTTCAGTTCTGGATGGATGGGGCGGGCAGGTGACAGACTACGTAAGCGTTCGAAACGTGAGCCTCGAAACTGAGTCTGACGGCTTCGTGCAACTCGCTGGCGGTGACTTGCCGCCCGTGTATCAGGTGACGCAATCTTTCTCAATCCTCTGGCAGGAGACTTAGCAGATGGCCTTTGAAACTCCGCATGATGGTGCTGGCACAGTCCTGACGTGGAAGAGCACCACGTACACGGTCACCAACATCGTGGTCAGCATGACGGACCCGACTGCCACCGAGGACAAGATTGCCGTTTCGCACCTTGGCCAGACGGCTGGCGAGACTGCCAAGACGCTTGACCTGCCGCTCGCCGGCGCTGCCTCTGGCGACACCGGGCAGACCGTTCAGTTTGACTACATCGGCAAGACGATCATTGCTGACAAGGAAACTGGCACCCTGGCCATCACGGTTGGCGGTACGTCGCTTCTGAGCCGTGCTGGCACCGTCAACTCGTCCACGCTCACGCTGGCGACGCAGGACGCGATCCGAGGCCAGGCCACCATCCGTATTGCCCGTAGCTAGTCCGTGACGGAGGCCCGTCATGGCTGGCTACTCAGCGGGCGTTACGGCTACGTGGAACAGCGTGAACTTCGGTGAGGTTACGGAAATATCCGTAACGCACGGTGGTGCTCTTCCATTGGCTCGCGGCAGTACGTGGACGCTTGACATTGGCACTATAGAGATTAAGTGCCTAACCACGGCGAACATCTCCACTGCCAACTACGGCAAGCGCTCGCTCGTCACCATTGCTGGTGGCGGGCTTGCTTATCGCGGCACGGCAGTGCTTGAGAAGTTCACCATGGCTGGCGTGGTCAATGACGTGACGCGCTACGCAGTCACGCTACGAGTCCAGGGCTAGGAGAAACTATGAGCCTCAGCGTTGCAGACCTTGCCAAGCAGATCCTTGATGCCGATGACTTGCCGATCCTCAAGGTGACGGTGCGTGAATGGAAGGGCGGAGACGGCAAGCCACTCGTGCTCGGCGTTCGCGTCATGACCGTTGAAGAGCGCGACAGCTACGAAAAGGAGTGGGTGGGCAAGAAAGAGACGGGCATCGACAACTTCCGGACGAAGTATCTGGCCCGTTGCCTGTGCCATCCCGAAAGCGGTGAGCGTCTCTTTGACGAGGCTGGCATCGAGCAGCTGGCGAAGAAGTCTGCGGCCATCGTGTCGAAGCTCTTCGAGAAGGCACTCAAGCACAACAACATGACCGAGACAGACGTGGAGGAACTCGCAAAAAACTAAGCGTCCGCCCGACGAGGCGTTTCCTGTTTCGTCTGGCGGGGCACTTGGGAATGACGGTGAGGGAACTGTCTCGCCGCATGGATTCGCAGGAGCTCACGGAGTGGATTGCGTTCACTCGCCATTTCCACGCTCTTCCTGATCCATGGCGGCAGACGGGCCTGCTGACGAGTGCCGTGCTTGCACCGTACTCCCAGCAAGGCAAGGCACCAAAAGCAGACGATTTTAACCCGATTGAGAAACCACCCCAGCACGCAGATGAGATGAAGCGGGAGCTGCAAAAGCTCCTGGCATTCCCCGAGTAAGCCATGGCCACTATCCTCTCACTCGCGCTGAAGGTGAACGCTGACGCCTCTGGCGTGGTGAAGAACCTGACGCCGGCTGAGCGGGCGCTGGAGAATCTGGCCAAGCAGGCGAGCAAAGCCACGTCTGCCTTTGATGTGCTGGCGAAAGACAGTCAGGCGGCGGCCGATGCCCAGGCCGCTCTCAATGAGAAGTTCAACACGCTGGCCAAGCAGCTGCAGGGCGGGCTCAACGCCCAGGCCTACGCAGACCAGTACGCGGCACTTCAGGAGGAAGTGCGAAACACTGCTGACGCATTTGCCGAAGGCGTTCGCGTCACTGAGCAAGTCAGGACGGCGGAAGAGCGTCACGGCCAAGAGCTGGCAAAGCTTGACGCACTGCTGCAAAAAAACGCAATCAGCGAAGAGACGCACACGCGGGCAGTCGCCAAGGCCGACGCAGCACTGCTCAAGGCGTCCACGTCTGCTGACAAGTTTGCAGACGAGACAACGCGGGCCGCAACGCAAGGGCTCAAGTTCAACGAGCTGAGCGGCATCCTTGCTGCTCTCCCTGGCCCGCTTGGCAACATCGCTGGCAGATTCTCTGGAATCGCCAGTGCATCTGAAGGGCTTAGCAGAGTATTTTCTGGTGGCCTGAAGACAGGGCTTTCCAGCCTTGGTTCTCAGTTGTCTGCCCTAGCATCTCCGCTAAATATCGGCATCGCTTCGTTCGCTGCGTTTGGTGCTGCGGCCACTGCCATCACTCGCGGGCTCGCTGACCTTGAGGGGCGAGTGGAGCAGTTAGGGAATACCGCCCTGCGTCTCGGCACTGATTTTGAAACGATTCAAGTGCTAGACGAAGCAGCACGCAGGAGCGGCGGCTCGATCGACGCCTTGGCGGCTGGCATCCAAAAACTGGCCGTAAACATCGACGAGGCTCGCAGTGGCACCGGCAAGGCAGCCGACGCATTCCGCGAGCTAGGGATTTCGCAGGAGCAACTTGCCACGCTAGACCCGGCAACTCTGGCTCAGCAAACGGCAACAGCACTGCAGCAGATAGAAGACCCGGCACGGCGGGCGTCGTTGGCGACTGAGACGCTTGGAAAGGCTGGGCTCACGCTACTGCCTGGGTTCAATGCGATTGCCGAAAGCGAAGAGGCGCTTCGGCGGTTCTCTGCAGGGATCAGCAACATTGACCGCGACCGCATAGGCTCGCTCGGCCAGGCGTTCGACAACGTGAAGACTTCGCTGGCCGGGCTTGGCCAGTCTGCTCTCCTTCCGTTCGCTGGCCTCGTTGATGGCGTGGCTCGTTTGTTTGCTGACTTGATCGGCACAGTGACACGCCTGGCTCAGGCCATAGGCTTTGTGCTGACGCCTACGCTTGAGGCGATTGGTGCTGGCTTCGGGTTGCTCGGCGACGGACTGGCTGCAGTCAACGGATTCTTCGACAGCCTCGTTGGAGCAAACCAGAAAGCCGCCGCTGAGGTTCGCGGGCTGCGTGCGGAAATGGAAGAACCGCTTGACGCTGGCTTCGTCAAAGAGTTCGCAAACGACCTAGAAAGAATTAACGCAAACCTTAGCAACGCAATCGACGAATCGGCTGCGTTTGGCCAGGCAGGATTTGACGCCGCACTGCGGTATCAGGAATCCATTCGTGAACTGCAGCAGCAACTTGATGACGGGATCATCAATGAAGAAGTCTTCCGCCGCTCTGCGGAGCAGGCTGGCAATGCGTTTAAGGACGAACTTGCACAGATTGAGCAGGACGCAAAGCTAGAGATTCAGGTAACGGAGAACGCCGCCCAGGCTGTGGCTGGCATTCGCGCCGAGTTGTCCAAGGCAATCGACGAGTCTGCTTCGTTGGGGCAAGCGGGCTTTGATGCAGCACTTGAATACCAGAGCGCGGTTGAGGAACTGCAAACGCAGTTTGAGGCGGGCATCATTAACGAAGAGACGCTTGCGAGAGGAGCTGAGGCGGCACAGGCTGCTTACGAGGCCCAAATTGATAGCGTGAAGAAGCTTGAGCAGGAGCAGCGCAAGCTGATTGAAAACGACAGAGATCGTATCGATTCGTTGCTGGCCGCCAACGATGAGGCCACCAAGCTTGAGCAGGATCTGCAGACCGTCCAGCGTGAGCAAGCCCGCGTCTCCGAGCAACTCGCCGCCGCCCGTGCCTCTGACAACCAAGCGCAGGCAGACGCAGCTGCTGCCCGTCAGGCAGAGCTTGATCAACTGCAGGCTAGCCTTGAGGATCAGCAGCAGGCTCTTGAGCAGGGCTTTGGCGTTGGATTCCAGGCCGCGTTCGAGAACGTCAACCAGAACATCAACGGGCTGATTGCAAAGTCTCAGGAGTTCGGCCAGGCCGGGTTTGACGCTGCCCTGCGTCTGCAGGAAGGCATCGCTGCCGCTCAAGAGCAGGCACGGGACGGCATTCTTAATGCCGAGGCATTTAACGCCGAAGTGCAGCGGCAGCAGGAGCTCTTCAATCAGGAGCTCGCCAACATCCAAGAGGCAGAGAAGGCCAGGGACGCGGCAGCTGAGGACAGGAAGGCCAAGGAGCAGGAGCGAGCCAACGCTGAGCTGCAAGCACAGGCCGACTACCGCAAGCAGCAAGAGACTGCCCTGCAGGCATACCAGCAACAGCAGCAGCAGGCCCAGCAGCAGTACGCCCAGGAGCAGGCCCGCATCTTTCAGGAGCAGCGCAAGGCCGCCGAGGCCGAAGCGAAGCGGCAGGAAGAACGCATCCGCAAGCTGAACACGCTTGGCGCTCAGTCCATCCAAGTGGCGGACATCCGCAACGTCGAGAGCGCCAACCTTGTGCTGCAACTGGGAGCGGCTGCCCAAGATCCCGCACTGATTCAACAGCGGCTGCAGACGAAGCTGCTTGAGAAGATCGCCCTAGGCATCGGCCAGGCAGCGAGCAATTACTTCAATCAGCCAGTCGCCATCGTTGGCTACGCTGACGTGGGAGGCATCTAATGCCCATACAGTCCTGGCGTGAGCTTGCACGCACGACAGAAGGGGAAGTGCGTAGCACCACGACTGCCACCCGCACGTTCGTGCTGACGCTCGCGGATAACACGCTCGAGAACAACCCGCCCACAGAAGCGGAAATCATATCGGCTCTCTCGCTCGACAACTGGGGGAGCTCGCACCCGTCCCTCAGTTTCTTAGGGCTGCGAAAGGTGTCGATTACTGAGCGGCATTCTGACTCGCCCTACCACGTCCAAGTCGTTGCCGAGTACGGGCTGGTCACTGCAAACGACTTACTGGCACCAACGTCTCGCACGTCCGAGTGGACATTCGCCGCTGAGCCTGCCCAAGTGCCAGCGTTCTATTACTGGGACGGCACGACACGCAGGCCGCTGGTCAACTCAGCCAACGACTACTTTGAGGGGCTCACGACTGAGGAGCAGATTGTTAGGGCAACGATCAAGAAGAACTACGCCAACTTTCCTGCGTCTCAGATGCAGGCCACCAACAAGATCAACAGCGGCGATTACTTCGGCTGCCCTGCTCACTCGTGGAAAGTCGCCGGCGTCAACGCCACCTACACGATTGAGTCATACAACAACGTCGTCTACACGTACTGGGCCACGACGTGCGAGATCCTGTACCGCGAAAGCAAGTGGAATCTACGCATACCTGACATCGGCTGGAACTACCTGAGCGGTGGCGTGAAGCGCCGGGCCATGGTTTTTGATTTTGAAAACGGCGAGTGGGTTGCATCCGCGAATCCAGTGGCCTTGGACGGCAACGGCAATCAGTCATCAGGGTTCCCGTTCATCCACGATTTCCGCGTAAACCCTGAAGCGAACTTCTCCACGCTCTTCGGCACGCCGCCAACCTGACGCATGGCCCGCCAAAAGAAACCTTTTGACGCGGTGCAGTTCACGCGGGAAAGCGCCGAGCGTGTGGCTCGCGTCGTTCGCCAGGCTGAGCTCACGCCGGCAGGTGCGTCGCCGCTGACGTTTGATAGGCGTTTATCTGATAGGCACCCGAAGCAGGTGCGGGCCGCGACGTTCTCAGGCGCGTGGGCGATTGGCAGCGTCAAGACGGTGACGTTTAAGTACGCCCCGACTGCTACGGCCAACGTCACCAATCTATCGTGGCCAATCGCCCTGTCGGGCTACGTTAACGAGGACTGCGTTGTTGGGCGAGAAGGCACGAACTGGTGGCTTGTCGTCCCTGTGCTGCAAACGGCCACGGCGGTCTTCGCAACGCAGACGGCCACCGCCATTTTCGTGACTGGCACAGCCACGTCCACGTTCTATAAGAGCTCGAGCACGCAAAGCATTGCCAGCGGAATCAGCCTTTCTAAGTCTACGCTCAGCTATATCTCGGACGTGTCCGTGACGGCTACGCTCAACACCACCAACTGCCAAATCACTGTTGGCACCACCAAAACGAATGGCAGCATTGAGGTTGTCACCGGGGCCACCGTGACTACCAGCACGATCAACGTCGTGAGCAACACAACGGCCGGCTCGTACATCACTTCCACGGAGCTTGGCAGCTTTGCAAAGCAGACCGCCACCGCTTCTTTCCTGACGCTGCGGGTGCCGTGATGCCTTGCCCGTGCTGCGTTCAAGGCCCGTTGTGTCCTTGCAACTGCTCTGGCAGTGGCTTTGATTACTGCGACCCCTTTGAAAGTATTGACTTCTCGGTTCCGAGCACTTGCCCTGGAGGCTTCTGGCCTGTCCAGTACGACGTGCCGTGCTTCAATCTTGTGTTTGATGATTTTAATGGAGTGATGCTTTATTTCGGCACAACTGCGCAGGGCTACCCATTTTCTAGACAGTGGCTTAAAGACGATGCCGTTGACCTTTACAAAAACGAAACCTGCTCGTTTGCCATTCAGTCGTGCCAAAAAGTCAGGGCAACTACTTCGCGGTGCATGCGCGACGGCGAGTGCATCTGCAATAACTCCAGCACCGCCGTTTCAACTGATTGGTGGGTTTGGTTTTTTGACTGCGAACAAGAAGCGTGGGTAGACATAACTGACGATATATTGACAGAAAACAGGGAAGTTTACTTTCAGCCCGGTGGAGTTCTCGGCCCTGCCAACAACTGCGTGGACTGTGAGTTTGAAAACGGAAACCCGCCAACACCGCCCCCCGACCCTGGCCCCTGCGACTATGACAGAACGACGGGAGAGTGCGAGAACATAACGGGGAACTTTCCATGATTACTGGACATCGGCGCGGGTTTGAGGCCCGCTGCAAGCAGCGTGGCTATACGCTTGACGAGGTTAGGCCGTGCATCGTGTCCGAAGATGGCGAAATGATTACAGCGGACGAGACGCACGAAGCGTACCCGCGAGGCTGGAACATCAAGCAGCGAGGCCCAGGCACTGAACTAAAGACGCTGCTCAAGGATTGGCTTGGCATCGAGGCAAGCCCGACGTGCCGGTGTAACGGAATGGCGATCAAGATGAACCAGCTCGGCCCTGACTGGTGCCAGTCCGACGAGGGCATGGCCGAGATCCTTGACGTGATGCGTGACGAGCACGCCAAGCGGTGGGCCGATGGCCGCACGATCCTGCCTTGGACTGACATCGCCGCTCGGCAACTGGTGCTCCTTGCGTGTCGCAGGTCTGCCGGTTGACGCCCCCGCTACGGTGGTAAGCGAAAGGGCCAGCCGTGGCAGACGATCACGTTTTCACGCTGAACGGCGACGAGCGTTGGCTCGTCCGGTTCACTGATCTCAAGGGCCAGGCGTACGGCTACACGTACAGCCAGAAGAGCAAGCGGCCGAGGATCTTGATTCACAGCGGGCTCAAGGGCCGGCACAAGCTCACGATCCTGACGCACGAGCTACTCCATGCGCTTTTTCCTACCGCAAGCGAAGAGCACGTCGAGCAGGCAGGCAAGGACATCAGCAAGGTGCTCTGGGCGTTGAACTTCCGCGAGGTGACTGATGGGCCGTAGCGCAGGGACATTCCGCAGGAAGAACGCATCAGACCCGTGGAACGTCACCAGCCTTGAAGGCAGCGTCACCCGCATTGACTTTAGCCAGCGTCTCTGGGTGCTGCTCTCTAGTGACTGGCATTGGGACTCAGTGAAGTGCAACAGAGAGAAGTTGTCTGCGGATCTCACGAAAGCCCGCGAACTCAACGCCGCAGTGCTCAGCATTGGCGATCACTTCGACGCGATGGGTGGCAAGTACGACCCGCGATCGAACGGCAAGTGGGACGTGCGGCCCGAGTTCCAACGCGGCAACTACTACGACGACATTGTTACCCAGTGCGCCGAGTACCTCGAGCCGTACCGCGAGCAGATGGCCCTGATCACGCCGGGCAACCACGAGACGGCTGTGCGGAAGCGGATGGAGACGTGCCTGACCACCAGGCTCGTCGAGCAGCTGCGAGTGCGTGGCAGCAAGTGCCGACACGCTGGCTACTCAGGCTGGGTGATGTTCCGGGCCAAGGCCGGAAAGACGAGCACCGCCCTCTATCGGCTTTGGTATCACCACGGGTACGGTGGCGGTGGCCCGGTGACTCGCGGCGTCATTGACTACAGCCGCTACCTCACGGACGTGGACGCTGACTGCGTTCACGCAGGGCACGTCCACCAGCGAACGCTGATTGAGGCCAGCCGGCAACGGCTCTCAC